GATAGACAGTGATAAGTCATAATCACCTGCTAAATCATCTGCGCGTACAGGTACAAAGGTATCGTTAGTTAAACGTACAACTTCCTGCTCTGATAACCACACAGCATTCATAGCAAGCATCTTACGCCCTACCTGCATTAAGCCATGAGCAATACGTCTAAGAATACTCATCTCACGCTTACTGGCTGCATCTAGCGCACCACGTACACCTGTAGCACTATCACCTAAACCATTACCTGTAATCCCACCACTAGAGAATGCTTTAACACCTGATAATGATTCTGAGTCATTATTTACCATGTTAATTAAAGCCATAGCAGATTGAGGTATTTCAGGAAACTTATGTTGGTATATAGTCTGTGGATTCCCTGTAGGATTGTATTCATAATCCTGCCCTTTCTTGAATCGAATCAAGTTAGTGGCATCTAATAAATTCTTAGGCACACCTGTTTGACTGTTAGCAGACTTACCTAATAAATCAATCACACCGCGAGTTACTGCACCAAGAATCTTTTGATTATCTTCTAGTAACTCTGCATCAGGGATACCCCGTACATCGTCATCTTCAGGTATATAAGGGATTAAAACGAAAGGAGGTTTCTTATCAGGGAAAGGGTTTTCTTCTAATCGGATTAGTGTATTACCAATCCAACAAGCCAAGATAGGAGTAAGGGTATCATCACCTGTTACATCGTAATAGCCATAATACTCATACACCGTAACTTTACGTCTTGCTACATCAGAGAACTGGAAAGACTTACCATCAACATACGTATGATAAGGTGAGCTTTCTTCGTACATACCACGAGCAGCAATCTCTAAGTTTTTATATCTACCATCAGCTTTAAGATCAGCCAAACAAGACACAAAGCTGTAAATAATAAACTTAGCTTTATCAGTATCACCCTCACAGGTAGGATCAACATACACGTTACGTCCGTTGCATACTTCAAGTGTTGGCTTATTAACTTTAGGCTGCATCTCTTTAACAACACGTGTACCTGTTTGAGTAGCACGTATAGGTTGCTGCATTTGCATTGAAGCTCTTACACTCTCTTGCATATCAGGTGCAACCATATTAGCAAACGTATCAGGTTCACTCTGCATCATTTCAGCATATTGGTTTAAGTCTTCAACCATTTCAGGTGCAGATACATAAGACCATTGAGGTATCTCTTTCTCTACCTCAACCTCTTCAAGTAACCAACCAACACGAACAACAGCAGTACCTTCTTTAGCACACTTACGAATAAGTTTATCAATAAATGGTATCTTATTAATCTTACATTCAAACTGGTAATTCAGAATTAACTCATTCTGTTTAGCCCTTTCAACATCTTCATGTGTTACTGGTTTTACTTTGAATAATTCTTTAGTTGCTAAGAAAGGTTCAGACAGCGAAGCACAACGCCACTCATACTGCTTACGCACTAACTTAGGGCTAATACGTGACTGTGCTTTCTTATCTTTATTCTCAGGTAAAGGCTTAATATTAAAAGCAGTCTCCCACTGGTCTAGTCTAGCAATATAAGCTGAATGATCTGACTGACACTCTTCAAAGTCTTTCTTTAAATCCAATACTGAAGGTTCTTTAGGCCACTCAGGTTGTAGCTTAAGTACTAAAGTTTCTGTTTGTTGTTCCATTAAATAAACCCTCTTTCAGAAAATAAGTCAGTCTCTAAATCAGTACCTACATCTAAACCAAGCATCTCTAATCTTTGACACTCGGCTTCGTATTGTTGTAAGTAGTTTATATCCATACTGCTTCTATTAGCATCAAAGCTAATGCCCACAGGACTAGCAAACCTTGAACCAATAAACATAAGCAAAGCAGGTAGGTACATGTCAGTAAGTTCTACATCAATATGCGTATTATCAACGTAAACCAATTTAGTAGGTAAAGCAGAGTACTCAATCGTAAAGGTATCCTTTTCTTTAGGTGCAGTCTTAAACTTAAAAAGGTTAGTCTTAAGAAGAACTACAACACCACTACCATCAAAAGAAACACTACAACCTGTCGAGTCCTTAATACTAAGAATCTCTATCACATCCCCTGTAAAATCCTCAGTTGTAATGTAACCTGTAGGATTACCTATACTCGCTACGTTAGCAGTACTAAGCTCATAGGCTAAAGTGTTTGGGGTAATGCTTACGGTAATAAAGCCTTTCTTTAATTTAAACCGTGTATATAACTTTGTTAAACCAAGATTGATAGCACCTACTATTTTAGGTATCTTAGCTCCAACAATATTCCCATTCTCTACAAAGTTCAGGTTGGCTAACTCACTCGAAGCCAATGAATCAAGTATGCCCTCTAGTTTCATATATCACCTAACAAAAATAACTATCACTACTTTCAAAACTTGATTCATTATGCAATGAACCCCAAATACCATCTTTACCTTGTTTCAAGCCAGTGTCACTACTAGGCAACCATACAGGCATCAGTGCTAACATAGACACCGTATCTAGCGCATCGTCATGCTTAGACTTAAACCCACCTACAGTCGTAAGGCTTAACTCATCAAGTAACTCATCTAAAGCTATGCTGCCTTTATCTTCAATAGGAAAGAACATTTCACCCATCTTAAAGTAAGGCACTACTACGTTAAATCTTTGGAGCTTAGATGTTGTAGGTCTAATACCTGCTCTACCTTCATTACTATCTGAAGCCATAGAGAAGTAGATATTACGTCTCATCATCTCTTGCTCAATCCAATTCACAAATCCACCTTGTTGACCTGACACTTCAATACCGACAGACTGTGGACTGTATAACTGTACAAACTTAAACAAGTCATCCACATTCTTATCCATTGTCTGACGCTTACAGATACCATCAACCCAGTACTTAAACCCTTTATTATTAACTGCCCATACACTAATAAAACTATAATCACTAAACTGCTTTTCACTGGTAGCAAAGTCAGTTGTAATATAAAAATTAAAATTAGATCGCTTATCTAGCAGTACTCTTTTTGAGTACCACTTTAAGTCTGTTTCACTAATAAGACGGGTATCATCTGAAAGAATCTGTAGCATTAGTTCTTGGTAGAATGAAGCCAATGCACCTTGTAACTTGAGCTTCTCGTACATCTTAGTTACATAGTCGTAACTGAATCTATCCTCCCATGAACCTCTAAACTCTTCACGAGTACAAGGAAACTTCTCACAGATAGGATATACGTTGACAAGCCAAGCACCTGACTCAACTGCTACATACAAAGGATCTGCTGCATTGAATGGTGTACCATTCCAAATAATCTTTCTACGCTTAGGGTGTAATGCTGCTTCTAGTGAACTATTGATATTGGTTTTAATGTTCTCTGTCTCAGTAGGACTACGTGCATCAGCATCCGTGATAATGTCATCAAGTAAAGCCAATACAGGACGACTACCATTCTCTCTCGTTCCCCTGATGTTCGTCTTGCCACCATAAGCTGATACCACTAACGAAGTACCATCCTTACGAATGAACTCCCATCGAATATCTGTAAACTTAACTTCTTGTAAATACTGCTGTAAAAAATCAGAGTTATTGAACCTATACTCCAATGCTTTACGCATCTTCTTTACACCACCATCAATGGTATCCCCTACAAATATCATGTGAGGTATTTTACCAAGATTAGGTAACTCACCATACAAAGCAATACGAAAGATGATGTACTCAAGTAGAGTAGTCTTAGCTGCACCCCTATGACATAAGTTAATAATATCTTTACCTGATTCATCTATGAAACTGTCCAGTATTTTTAGATGAATACTTGGGGTAGTATTTTCAGTCATACCCCCGTCAATTAGCTTAATTAAATTAAGCATCTCTAAGGCAAAAGAACTAGGAACATACTCAGCATCAGTACCGTATTTAACGGCTGCTAAGTAATCCGTAACCTTCTTAGGAAATGGTGCTGTCATGCTCTATCACCTTTACTAATTTTTGTTTAGCTACCTCAGACACATGCACTACCCCTGCACCAATAAACTGCTGCTGCTTTAAAGCCAACTCAGTTAGTGTATGCTTTAAATCCTCCATAGCTGAATCTTTCTTCAAACCAATATCTAATTCAACCTTAGTTACTTCGGGTGGTTTCAAATGGGTCAATATACTATTCGCTGCATCACTTCTTACTTTCTCAGAATTAGCAGTCATCATTAACTCAGCCTGTACATTCAGTGCTTTCTGATATAAGTCTTGGTTTAGTACCCAAGAAGGAATCATTGACTGTTCAAGGATTAAATTAACTAATTTATTTTTATTATACGAAGTAACAAAGGAGGATATATCTTTAGCATTCTTACCTGCATTAAGCATTGCTTGGTATCTATCAGGGAATGTCTTAACGAAAGCATCAACATTACTACCCCCCATAATCTTATGACTACAATACTTAATTGCATTGATGTAGTCCTCCATCTTGAACTTACCCTCTCGCATCACATGAGCATAACTCAATAGATTATCTCGGTAAGTCTCATACATATCAGGGTCAGCTAATGTCTTGTTAATTTGGTCTATTAACTCTTGGCTTACTGAAGCCTTGAACTGACTAGGTACTACTTGTTTAAACTGTTCTGTTGTAAGTAAGGTCATACATACACCTATTTAAAATAACCCTATCATACTTACTTACTTAATTAAGTAAATATAATACTAAGAAAACCACTACCAAATAAAACTACACCCACTAAAACCAATGTTGCAGCTATACCTATGTCTTCATAGTTACCTGTTAATAACTTAATAAAACCAAACAAGAAAAGAACTAAACCAATAAAAGTAATAATCATCTACTTAACCCCATTCTTTAAGCAAGTACACATTATGTTTAAAACTCCAAGCCTTATACCCCTTAATCCAAAAGTGTTTAGGGTGTACGTATATCTTTTCATATACCACAGTCTTAGACTTCTTTGGTTTGTCTAATGCTTTCCACGCTGCATAAAGTTCATCAAACAAAGTTAAGTTAATCTTAGCTGTTGGATTAATCATATACACTTGGTTTCTTACTTTACGTACCAACTGTCTTTCTCTTAATTTCTTGTACGCATTACTCGCTACTACTTTTTCAGTTGGTGTAAATGGCGTGTGTGATATATCAGAATACCCATTACCATTACGCCAAGCTCTAAGCAGTATCTTAAAAAACCATGCTTCAGGTTTAGATAACTCTAATAATGTTTCTTCATAAGGGTACGAAGTAAAGTGCCGTGTGGTCATACCATTACCTATAGTGTCATACGAAGGTCTTGGCTTCTTTGGTTTAGTAGCCGTATCGTCTTCTTCTGTTACTACCAGTCTCTTACCTGCTTGGGGTGTAATCGTGGCTGAAGAAGCCAAACCTGCAATGATGTATTGCTTTGTGCTGTGACTCATATAAAATACCTTTGCTTATCTGATAAACAGTCGTCTCCGCCAAGATAGACTGTTACCCTTATTGTTATATATTTTCTATAACTTTACAACACAATAGTTATAGATTATATATAACTATTACTCTTTATAAGTTATTGATTTACATAGGTATTTTACCTTAACTTATCCCCTATATATTATATACGTACTCACTTACCTACCTGTGCTTCGCACCTCTGGTGAACTTCTTATTCTTACTAAGGCAAGTATAAACCTTACAGCTCTATCGCTACGCGCTTACGCGCTTACAGGTTTATACTTGCCCATAAAAAACCCTAAGTAAAGTTAATTACTTAGGGTTTACACATGTTTAAATATCTTGAGGATTTATCTACGTGTAAGTTAAGTTTAGTTTAACTAAATTAAATAAACAATAAACTTATAACTTAAAATTAGTGTGTAGTTAAAATAATTAAATTTAGTACGTACCTAGGGTTCTCAGGTTTTTTGAAAATTAAATAATTTAGTACCACAATAGGGTTCTGACTTTCTTTCTGTTTTAGTGAAGTACCCTCCCCCCATGTCTCATAGGAAAAGGATTCTTACTCATGTCTCTGTAAGCTTCATAGCTCCTCTCTGTGACCAGTACGCTGTGTACCTATACCTTTGTACTGCTACCATCCTTACTCGCTCTGTACATCTTCCTCTCAAGCTCTTACAGCCATTGGACGATAGCTACGTTCCTTTCTTATTCATTCCTTGAGGATTATCCATCATGAAAGAAGTGTTTTCCAAGTTACTTAAGTCGTTAGCCAAGCTATTCGATGCTTTCACGACCTTTGCTGATGCC